TTATCAATAACCTCTTTTTTTAACTCAGATAGTACCCATTCTGCTTGCCTATACCCAAACCTTTTAAACAACACAAAAGGTTGCATACGTGGGTCATTGAAAAACGCAGGCTCTCTAAATACGTTTCTTTGTAACTGAGTATCTCTTGAAAATTCATACATAGCTTTAGATAGTTCTTTAGGGGTAAGCTTTTTATTTATATCATCGACTCCCATATTCTTTAGGTTTGACTTAGCCCACTCTACCCTAGCTTTTATTTTAGAATTTTTAGCAATACGTTGCCATTTTAAAGCTGCTTCATATCCAGTGTATGCTGATATAAATTTATTTAATTTGTTTACACCTTGGAATCCAGAAGCAAAGGTAATTTTATCAGCAACCTTACCCATAAAAGAAACATTAGAAGGGTTAAACCCTGCAAGCATCTGGTGCAATTCCAAAGAACTTGCCCCTGAATATTCTACAATTGCTTTCCTGTAATTCTTATCTGTTATGAGCTTGTATGTTCCCCTAAAAAAAGGACCATATCCTGACTTTAAAACACTAGAAATAAAAGGCTGTGTCAGGTTTGGGATAGTAGCAAATCCTAATCCAATTTTAGTTGCTACTTGAAAGTTAACTATGTCATTTAAAATACCCTTAGTTCTTGGGCTGTAGTTATACTTTCTGTCTACCTCTATTGTTCCTGTAAAAGTATTAATAGCTTTATACAGCAGTTCGGATTCATTCCGTCCACCTAAATCACGCAAGCTTTTAATTTTGTCATATACTTTATGACCTTTTTGCCCTGCTGTCTCAACGAAGGAAACTCTTTTGGATAGTTGCGCCATATAATCTGTCAATATTAATCCAGCATCTTTTTCAAAAAACTCTTGAGGTAAACTTACTTTTTTTCTGCCTATTTCCAAGTTTTTATTTGTTATAACTATTTCGCTAAAGACTTCATTTCTTAGCGATTCAAACGCTTCTGAAAGCTTGACGGGTCTGTTCATATCACGCACCATCCTATCACGAATACTCTCTATTGCTCTCCTTGTTTCGTTAGATACCACGTTAGTGTCTAGAGCTCTCTTTAAATTTTCTTCAAACCCTTTCTTTTGTTTCAACTCAAAGCTTAGCGACCTAGAATCAAACGTAGTAAATTTTTCTATATCATCTCTTAATTGTTTAATAAGGTCTCTTTTTATTTTTCTAGGAAAGTAGTTTGGCTCAAACTGAGCTACATCTATACCGGATTGCTTGGCTATTTCATAAGAATCATTTAGTATTTTTCTAAAATCAGCTACTCTAACTTGAGCATTAGCATCAGGAGACTGTAGGTCTTCACCTAATTGTTCACGCAATTCTTTGGATTTTATTTTTTTTAAACCTTTAATTCTTTTACCATCTCTTGTAATATAAGTAGCGTTGTTCAAGGCGTAAGCAAGCTGTTGAAATAAAGTAGCTTGCCTTGCATCCATTGTGTAATAATCTTTCATTACATCGTTAAAGATAGGTTTGAAGCGAGGGTCCTTTACCCTGCTCTGTAATGGCTTTAGCCCTACTAACACATCATACACTGGACCGGGTAACACTTTTTTAAATAAAGAAGAACCGGATGATTCGTATATTGGAATATCTAGTTTTTGATACTCCTTAATTTCCTTATCTACTGCTTGTCTTTTTTCAAACTCTTTTAATAGCTTTGCCCTAGCTTCAAAATCATTTTTTATCTTATCATAATTAGTGCTTTGTCTACCCTTTCTTCTTTGGCTAGGCTTGATGTCAAATTCTTTTCCAGCTGCCTTATCAACAGCTAGTTTAAACTCTTGGTCAGTTATCTTTAAATCGCTAGCAAGCTTAAATGTCTTGTTACGAATTGATGTATCTACGTCTCTTCCGCTACTGTCTGTTTTTAACCTAAACCCACCATCTTTCGATGACTTAAAAAACTCTGTTTTTGAAATTGGAGGCAAGTCTTTTCCCGGTGTGCCGTCTTTATTTACCTCCCTAATCTTTAGCATTGTATCTGTCTTCTGCGTTTTAGTCCAGTCTGTAAGGATGTTTACATTTTGTTTTCCGTTTGTCCAAACTTCTTGCGCCAGACCCTGAGCTTGCATTCTATCTACCCTAGCTTGTGCACTTTCCCTGTAAATATCTTGTAGTTTTTCGCCTGTTACTTGTTTTGATTTAGGTTTAAAAATATTATCTTTAGCAGCCCTACTTAAAGTAAGCCCGCCAATAACACCCGCTGCGTGTATATAAGACTCAACAGTTGGGAGTTCCCCCTCGATTAAAGGACCAGCGGTTCCAAATAAAAAAGCCTCAGAACCTTTTTCTATAGCAGTAGCTCTCCTTGCACTAAACCCTCTTTTCAGTGCGGTGGCTTTAGTAACGGCACCAGCTCCACCAGATAATCCACCCAGCGTTGCACCGACAGCTGCGTCTTTAAGAGTTCTGGTAAAGTCTATATCTTCGTTAGTAACTTGCTGACCTAACGCTGACTGTAACCCAGAATAAAAACCTAATCCTGTACTACCTTTAACTGCCCTTTCTCTGGCTTGCTCAAAAACTAATCTAGATGAATTTTGCGTAGCTACATCAGCTAATTCTTTTTTAAGCCCTGATTTAATCATTTGCTTTGACGCTTGTTTGGTCGCAGCTCTTAACGCTACCCCTCCTACGCCACCACCTATAGCCATAGTAGCAAAATCTGTTGGAGTTAAAAAGCTTACAACCGTAGAGCCAATATCGGACAACATATTAGGGTCATAATCAGAATCTATTTTGAAAACAGGTTCACCCTTAACTACTTGCTGTGCTAGTCCCTCTATACTTTGATTGTACCCTTGCTTTACCCAATTCGGTAGCCAATTACCCGGTATAAATCCATACAACTTTTCATTTCTTTTAGGTACACCACCACCCAAAGACTGCAAGAAGTTTAGTTCTTCGTTTGTAAAGTCATATCTGTTTTGCATTTTATTCTACTGGTAAAAATTTTCTTCCAGCTTTACTGCCTAGGAAAGTAGCATCAACATTGTCTCTTCCAGTAATCCTCTTAGCGTAATCATCCATCCATCTTAGCTTTGGGTTTATGCGGGTAACCATGTTTCCCTTGTCCAATCCTGTCTGTATTCTTTGAGAGAGTAGGTCTCGCCACCTTGCCTGCGTAAGTTTTTCACCTTCATAAAAGAACTCTTGAGGTCCCTTTTGGTTTTCAGGAATTTCTGGTTGTGTTATTCGACCTTCTGCAATCCCAGACAATACGTTCTGTGTTGTTATTTCAAGGGGTTGCGCATCGTCAAAAGCACCGCTCTGTTGGATTCTTTCAAACTCCTCAGGAGATACTGTCATAGAACCATCGGGATTGAAAGCGTTTTCACTTAGCAAATCATTAGCAGAGTCTTGCGAAGTAGCACCTGCAGGAGGTGCTGTAGTTCCTGCGGGCGGAGTAATAGTGTCTACGGACAAACCTTCTCTTTTATTGTACATAGATTGTATATTCTGTACGCCGTCTATAAAAGCTTTACCGTCTGAGTTTGGCAAATTAAATTGATTAACAAGTTTCTGATACATTGGTCCAAAAACAGGGTCTTTCACAAACCCCATATTCATAGCGTTGAAGTCTGATAAATCTTTTTTAATGCCGGTTGCTATTGCCGAGTAGTTTGGATTGGTTGTCTTGAGTTGAGACAGAGCCTTTTTGCCAGCAATCAATCTATCTTTAGGGTCCGTATTTTCGAAATAACCTCTAACTAGCGTTTCCGTGGCAGTTTCGTTAACAGCTGCGTCCCTTAGTTTAGCAGCTATTTCCGGGTATTTAAATTTATCATAAACGCTAGCTAGTACTCCCTTATCATCTCCAGCACCTGCTACGGCTATATTAAACGACCTATTTTTATTTGCATCTTCTTGATTCTTTATAACTGAGTCTCTATAAGTCTTAAGGTTCGCCTCTTCTGTTTTATTCCTATCTTCTAATATCCTGTTACGCTCTCTGTTTAGGTCTTCGTTTGACTGTATTCTTCTTAAATCTAGATTTAATCTTTCTCTTGCAATGGCTTGGTCTTGTTGTCTTTTTTCAAAATCTGCCCTTGCTTGTTGATTTAATTGTCTTAACCTAAACATCTGGTCAGGTACACCAGTAAGGGAGTCCGCTAAAGCTTGTAATGCAAACTGCCCTCTTCTATATCTATCTGCTCTTGACATAATATTCCTCTATTTTATACTGAGCCAAACTCAAACTCTCCAAGCCTTTCTATATCTGATATAGAACTTAATAAATCAGACTGGAATCCTTCTACTACTCCACGCCTTCTTCTTTCTACATCTCCAGAAAGACCTGCTAATCGTTGTTGAAATTGTTGCATCCCGGTGCCTACCCCAAGACCTGTTCCGCCCATTCTTTGTTGTGCATATAAGTTAGCTAGATTTTCCCTTGCTCCACTTCTTATGTCTTGTAATTGCTGTCTGTAGCCTTGGCTAAATTGTGGAAGTTCATCAAGATACTCTTGCAATCTTGGGTCGTTTGCAACATCTAACATTCCCAATTGTCTCAATGCTGATTGTGCGCCAATCGCCGTTCCGTAACCAGCAATTCTGCCTAAGTTCTGTGGACCTACACCACCCTCTTCTAATTCAACATCCTCTACATTCTCTATAGAATCAAGACCGCCTCTTGTTACATCTTGCAAGTTTCGTCTTCTATCACCTAAAGGTCCTGTTGTTTGAGTATAACCTTCGCTTCCCTCTCTTTTTTCTAATCCACTTAATCCTCCACTAACATTAACACTGCTCATATCGCCAGTTCCCATCCCAGCAGATAATGATGTGCTCCCTACCATCTGGTCAAATGTATCAGCAATAGAGCTTGTACCAACCGTGTTTTGATTAGTAGGAGTAACTAACCCACTGGACAGTGTTGGTAAGGTTGGTGCATTACCAAAAGGATTAGGCTCTTCGTCAACAAATCCGCCAACTTGAAATTTTTGCATCATATCTATAAGCCCTCCTTTCTCAAAATCAACAAAAGGCATGGCTCTTCTTGTTAAAGTCGTATCTGCAGGAGAGCTGAAAAGCGTATCTGGAATTGCAGGTTCAAATAAAGAACGTGAAAAAATACCACCGCTAGCTGGGTCAACAAAAGAACTTACCTCTTCGTCCCCTAACGTCATTCCAAAAGGTTGCTGAAAATCAATCTGTGCAAGATTATCCGCATCTGTACCGGGAATGGTCATGGAAAAATCTTGACTGGTGTCAATACCCTCAAACATGGAAGGTTCTGGTTCTAACGCCTCTGTAAATACATCGTCAAGTGCTTCAGGGGCTTCGAGCGGTATATCAACAACTGGTCTTGTTGGCTGTAACAATGGCTGTGTTTCAAGAGCTAATTGCTTTGCATCAGCAGCAATAGGTGGCAATGAGGTAGCTGCGGCAACACCCTCTGAGACTAAGGAGGGGTCAGTCGGCATACTCCCTAATGGTAAAAAATCGCCACTTCTAGATACTATGCTTTGTGGGGCTAGGGTAAATCCTTGCATTCCAAATTCACCAAATCCCTTAGCGAACATAGGAGCTTCTAGGTTTCCTAATTGCGTTGGTCCTAATTTTCCCTCTGCGACTTGAGATGGTAGAACGTCTTGGTATTGACCTGAAAAAATGCCCTCACCTTCTTTTATAGCGGAGGGACCGCCTGCAGTACTAGGTCCTTGTAAAAATTTACCTTGTAAATAAGTCTTTAAGCCTTGCTGTAAACCTGCTATACCCGCCCTTTCCAAACTACTTTTTTTAAAGTCATCTATATTTCCCTGTAAATCTTCTCTTGTTCTTTTTGCGTATCTACCTTCACCAACATCGGTTCCTTGATAAAAACTTTCTCCACCAGCTTGACCAAGAAACTTCCCAATTCCAGAGCCAATTGCGCTTCCCAGTAATGTCCCTACTCCGGGTATAGGAATAAAAGAACCGGCTATAGCACCTATAGTTCCTAGGATTTGCCCTTTTTGTTGGGCTTCTTTTTGTTTCCTCGCTGCCTCTGCTGCAGCATCTCTAAGCCTTCTAAGTTCTTTTTGAGCAGCTCTAGTTCTGCGACTTCTAGCTACCTGCCCACCTATTTGATAGTTAGTGGGTCTGCCTGTCATTCCGCCGCCGTATAGTTCCATTAAGCTGTTTGCCATATCAAGTACCTCTTATACTTTCAAATTCTATATAGAATAATTTACCAAATGCTTTTCTATAAATCCTTAATTTATTACCACCTGCAAGCACTAGCCTTTCGTCTCCATCTGCCATCTCACTTATCGATGGTTGTTGCCTAGATGGCGCCACCTCAGTACGCTTAGTTTGCTCTAATCTTCTGAGTCTAGTATCAGTTAAACTCATGTCACTCTCTTATATATGTTTCTGTACTCAATAGATATGTCATTTATCTCTATGGTGCCAGCAGCTGAAGCATTTGTAATTTTTAATTGCAAACTTTGACACTCTATAGGTAAACTAGGAGTAGCAACCAACACATCAAAAGCGCTTGTACTAGCAAAATTACCTGTCAACGCAGTAAAAGAAGACCCACCGTTAGTAGCAAACAGAATAGGCTGAGTTTGTATAGCAGAGCTTTTATATGTAACTCTTACACTATATACTTTTTTAATTCTTCCGGGCTCACCAAAGTCTATGTCTTTTGTTACTATCACTATTTTGCCAGCTGCTCTATTTGATGGAGTATAATCTAAAGCAAAACTACGGCTTGCAACTGATGAAAGAGATGTTTTAGCGCTTTGTTTTTTTACAACAGGTCGGCTTGAAGTATCGTCTCCTCTAATAATGTAGTTGCTATGGACATTATCTCGGTAGGCTGATAAATCTCCAAATGATGTCCTGCTCCAAGCTTTAGAATCAAAGCTATAGACATAAGCATTTTTCATACTAAGCTCTGGGGATGTGTTAACTTCTTCCACTGCGTTACATATATAATTAGGAAAAACATACAAAGAACGGTTTATAGGATAGTATACCACGTTTGGTCTATACATCAGCTCCCAGTTGTTTATATCAAGTTTGCCAGTCAAAAGATTAGTTATTCTAGAGCCATTAAAAATAAAAGCGCCATATTGGTTTGCCCAAAAAATACCATCGTCATTATAATATAAAGATGCTTTAGAGTATATCCCTTTCTTCCTTTCCGTTGACTCTAAGAACCAATTAGAAGGCGATGGTGAGCCAACATTTATAATGTATAGGGTGTCTCTTTTATAAGCAAAAAGCCTGTCTCCGTAAGTAGCCAGAGCTACATATTCATCCGAATCACCTCTCACAACATCAATAAAAAAGCTACGAGGGAATGTCTCAAATTTATTAGGAGGAGTAAACATTATCCTATCTCGCATCCTTTTTACTATGTTACTAAAAGTAAGAGTACCATTAGTTACAGAGCCTCCGGTAGTAGACGCTGACAATTCAAATGTTGTAGCGCTAGTTACCTCTATTACTGTAGCTCCAGTTGGTATGCCTGTACCAGAAACGCTCATACCCACTTTTATGTTTGCAGTGCTATCTATTGTCACTGTTGGGTCGTTATTGTAATCACAAGTACTATCTGTAAAAGACGGTGCGTTCTCATCTATCATTTGTACATTACATATAAAGACTCTTCTGTTTGCTATAACAGCATCTTTGTAGTTTTCGCCATTCTCAGACAACGTTATGGAAAACTCACTAGGAGAAAAGCCATTTAATATTGTGTATGTTTCTAAGTTTTCAGAGGTCAAGACTAAATTATCACAACCAGCTTCACTCGCCCCGCCCCCTACAGCCCAAGGTTTATGTACATCGTCCAGTCCTGTTCTGCATCCATCTCTTAAATCTATATCTAATAGCAAAGACCAAGGTTCGTTTGTACCACTGGGTTTTATGTATATCCTAGCTCCTGTAATTCTTTCATCATAAGCAGGTGAAGCATTCACATCAACATCTATATAGTCACCAGAAGCGGTAGTAAATTCATGGGCAGAAGAGGGAACATACAACAAAGACTCTTGGTCTCCTTTGTAAATAAAAGAACCTGCAATCTGGTATGTTTTGGCAGCAAACTGACCAACAATACTACTGTCCGTAGCAGGTGTATCAATATTTAAATGAAAGCCCGCTCCAGCAGAGGGGTAGCTAGAAGCGTGAATCGCTATGTCTGTAGGAGGGGATAAATCGCAATCATTAGAAAACCAATTATCATACTCATCTTTAGCTACTCCAGCATCTTTAAAATGAGTTTGCTTTATGTAGCCTCTTTGCTTTCTTCTTGTTCCAGTAGACAAAGCACCATCCGCAACTCGGACTGTGTCATCGGCTGCAAAAAACACTCCTTTAATTAGCTTTTGTAAGACAGGCTCTTGGTTTGAAGCGCTAGTCGGTCCAAAGTTTCCAGTTTGATTTATAAAGCTAGTTGACCCGGAAGTCGATAGATAATCTATTTCAATAATTCTATTTAAAGCGTCTACCGAGGAACTACTAATGGTTACGTTATCGGCTCCTGTTATTTTTAAAACATCTCCCGCACTAAAAAAACTTTTAAACGGTACGTTAGAAGTATTACCAAAAATAGTAGAACTACTAATAGTAACTGAATTTGTTGGTGTTGTCATTTTTGTTGGATGACCTAAGTCTGCTACAGCGTTTGCACTCCCAGTAATACTACCAAGTAAATTTACTTCTCCAGTCTCAGCGTCAACATCTATAGTCCAAGATTCTCCAGTGTCTTTTGCATTAGCACTGCCCTCTCTATCGGATTCAAAATAAAAAAGACCACCTCCCGGATACACCTTCCCTTGTGTCACAACACTAGCAGTGCCAAGCCTAGTATCTGTAGACGTTTTAATTTTACCAACAGTATCTAGCTCTATGTTGTCCGCCTGAACGAGCTCATTAGGAGCAATGTCCCTTGCATCCCTAAGTTTATTCAAGCCTCCACTAAAGTCATTAAGTTTGTAAAACTGCTTTGGCATTATTCCTTAATCTCAAAGTGTACGAGGTCATCAAAACGATTGTCCTTAGTCTTTGTATCTTGGTCCCAGTCCCCACCCCAGCGAATATTTAACCCCATCTGTTGTGCAATACCTATAACATATCCGCCAAAATAGTGAAACCTATCACGGTCAGACCAGTCAATAGGATAAGGAGCAACATCGACAGCAATGCTAGGTAATTTATTGTGCTTTCCGTTTGGGTACTTAAGCTTGCTGTTTCCCTTTTTATACGCCGCATTCTGCTTTTCCTCACCCCTATGACCTTCAATGATGGTGCAGTCGAATCTCTTAACAACTTCTTTAAATAGTTCCTGTAATCGCTCATCGCAAGTCTCCAATCTACCTAAACTTCTTTTGCTGAACCTCGGCATTACTTTCCCTTGATAATACCTTCTAGTAAGTCAGTAACAATATCAACGCACTTTTCAAAGAATATCTGTTCTTTTTCTTCTGAAACAAAAGGTATGTCAATCTTTTCGTTAATCTTTGTAGCTATCTTCTGAGCCATATCATCGGAGCCAAGTTGGTCTACCATTTTATTCTTGATTGCGTCAGCTTGCAGTTCAGCAGCTTCTATTAACATTTCTTTTAAATTCATTTTACTTCTTCTTTCTCATAGTTTTTTTCTTCTTGACCATTCCACCCTTCATCATCTTTTTCTTAACCATGCCACCGCCCATTTTCTTTTTGACTTTACCACCGTGACCCATTTTCTTTTTCTTATGATATGGCATATTATGCTCCTTTAACCTCTTTTGTTATTTTAATTATAATGTATATCAATGTTGCCACCGATACCATTGTCTGTATTATCATTGGCAGATTTACCCACCAAACACTTACTCCTATTGTTCCGTTGCCTACCGCTTTTAAGGTGTCACTCATCATCCTTTACCATTCATCCTTCCCTTTATATAAGACAAGTCATCGGTCACATCATTTAACTCTGATACTATCGCTTCCCTGTGCCTTTGACTTGTCTCATCCGACTTGTTCCAGCGGTCCAACATCTTTAAAACTATGCTTTCCACATTGCTCATCTTTGTTTCTAGCTTTGCGTTAGCCTGTCTAATATCATCTAAGTCTTCGTTCTGCGCTTTCTGGCTTGACATTAGATTTAACACCATATAGCCAAACAAAACTATGACCACACCCATTGCTCCGTATTCAGCATAAGTTTCTAACATTTACTTTTCTTCTTTCTCCTTTGATAAGGATTCTTTAAGAGCGTTGACGAAAGCTCCCTTTCCGAATTGTAATTGCTCTAAGTTAAACGACATGGTCTCTATCTTTCTTGTAATGTCAGCTAAATGATTATATAGTGCTTTCTGTTCATTTGTCATGTCTTCAACCAGATATTCGTTATCGTCTATTTTTAAAACAGCTTTGTTTTCTTTGTTTGCCATTTTATACTCCTATTTTTGTATTATGCTAGAATCTCCTAGCGTTATCTTTATGTCCATTATTAACGAGTCTACCTCAAAGATAGAACGCATTAATTCTTCTTCAATCTCCCTGTGGCTTTTTCCAAAATAAATATCATTGCAAGCCCAAGCGAATACACACACAAACAGCAAAGCAGTAATAACACCATTATAAAACTTACCAGTTCTTCTAAAAAAACTTTTAATAGTCTCATTCATCTTTGCAACTACAACAGCAACAGCATTCACAATTATTTTTTACCAAGGTACACCTTTGCCTTTTGTAGGTGCAGGTGGATTCTCTTGTGCATCTATTTGAGCTGTAATATCATCTTCTATTTGTTTAACTCTTTCTTCTCCTAAAACAGATTTTACCCATCCAATAACTACATCTTCTGTTAGGTCATCGTATTCAACAAAATCCACATTAGCCCAAGGGTTTTTAGCTTCTACTGCTTCTACAGCTGGTGTTTTAATGTCACCTATTTTTACTGCTTTGTCAGCTAGTAAAGTATCTTTATCTGTATATAATACTGCATCTACTGCATCTACAGCTTCTACAATTTCTAAGTCAAAATTTATAGAATCACTAAAACCACCATAATATGTTTTACCATCTACTTCTTTGATATTAGAAACTTTATAATATGCAGAGTATACAACATTATTTTTATTGTTTTTTGAAATATAATGTTTTAAGTATACTACTTCCCATGTTGCTTCCATTTTATTCTCCTAATTTATTTTCTAATTCTGTAACTTTTGCTGATAGCTCTTGAACTGATGCTACAAGTAAAGGCACAATTTTAGCTACGTCCATTTTTTGTGCTTTTATACTACCATCATCATTCATAGCATCTTTTTCGCCAGATACTGCATTTGGCACAATCTCTTGAACTTCATGTGCGAAGAATCCATCAACCTTTGTATTCTTATCTGATTTAAAATTGAATGTATATGGTTTTAATTTATTTAGCCTTTTTAAGCCATCAGATAAAGGAACTTCATTTTCTTTTAATCTGTAATCAGAATTACTGTTATATTGAATTCCACCAGCGGCTTCTGTTATATCTCCGTTTTCAGTTCCATTAGTTATAAAAGCAACAATTTTTCCACCACCACCAGTAAATTCAAGTTTAGCTAAAGGTGCATTAGTGTGTGCATCTTTGACATGAAGTCTTGCACTTGGTGATTCGGTTCCTATCCCAACTGCTTCTCCATCAATAATAAATCTTGTGGCAAGTGTTCCATTTTTTATGGTTCCGATTCTATACTTTGAATCTTCTGTACCATCGCCAACATCAGATGCTTGAAAACTGGTATTACCAAATTCTACTTTTTCAAATCCACTTCCTTTATCATTGTCTCCATAAGCTCTTTGTACAAAAATATAGTCATTTGCAGCGGCATTGCCTTGACCAGCGTTGTGGTAGCTTTCAAATGTCGGGCCAACACTTCCACTGTTTGTGCTTATTAACTCAATACCATCATCGCTTGATGTAGTTGAAATAGTTAGCTTTTGACTTGGTGAGGTGCTTCCAATACCCACCGCTCCAGAGCCATCTATCACCATTCTTATAGTACCTGATAAAGTTGTATGGTCTGATGATGTAAAAAATTGAATTAACTCAGCAGAATTGTGGTCACCAGAGCCACCACCTATTTGAACATTGTTTGTATCACTACCATTAAACATTCCTATCATTCTAACATCTTGTTCATCGCTATCATAATGTTGAGCAAGAATGCCTACACGCTGTGTAGTATTGTCAGAATTAGTATCAACTAATCTTATTTGGCTATAATCAGTTCCACTTGTAAATGTTGATATTCCATCATTAAAAACTCCAAATATTTGCCCACTACTATTCCTTACATCTAAAGCTCTAAATAAAGGATTTGTATTGTCAGCATGAATTTGTAAACCTTCTCCAGATGCATTTGTGTTTTTAAATCTTCCTACAAAATCACTTGCAACTGAACCTTCTGTGTGAAATAATTTTGCTGGCGATACGCCCACCCCAACTTTTCCAGAGCTGTCTATTCTCATTCTTTCAGTCATTGTGCCACCATTAGCCTGTGTTAAAAAGTCTATATAAGCATCATCAGCATTGCCTTCTCTTTTAATATTTATTGCACCAACAGAATCACTTCCTTGCGATGCAAGTAATGACATAATTTCTTCATCGTTACTTGCAGATGTATTTTTAAATAATATACCTGGCACATCATCAGTTCCACCAGCACCCTCAATATTTAATAAAGTGCTATAACCTTCATCAGTTGTACCACCAATAAATGCTTGACCAGAGCTGTTTATTCTCATGGCTTCAGCTAAATCCCCACCAGTAGCTTCTGTATTGAATATTATATTTCCACTATCATTTGCACCATCTGTATTAAATGTTATCGATGCTAATTCTGCATCTACTGAGTTACCAGCTGTAATTCTTCCAATTAATTGTGATGCGTTATTATCAGTTCTTAAAATAGATAAGCCTTGACCACCACCACTTGCTGGGGTTGTTATTTGTAAAGGGTCAGCAGTTCCACTTGCTGGAGCTGCACCAACACCTACTAAAGCATTTGTGCTATCAACTGTTAATACTGCTGTACCATCTGCTTGAGAAACCTCAAAAGCATTTGTATCATTAGAGCCCGGTATAATCTC